AGCAGTAGTATGTGTAGAGGAGGCCACCATCTAAGGCTGAGCCATACCTGATCAATCCAAGTGGATCTTCAGAGTGTGCCGCAGCTACCGGTAGGAAAAGTCCTACCATAGGATGGAGGCTATGAGTTAGCATCGAAGGTGCAACCTTGTAGACGTGGCCGCCATTGGGATCTAACAAGTACCCCTTTGGATTGGCTCGCTATCTACTTGGACACCTTCGAACCACCTTTCTTACGTCGCGGCCTGTACCCTGACTTCGGAAGAACTTCGTGAGTCTGAACCACATGGACCAAACTTTCCAAGGAAAGAGTGTCCGATATGGACAGATCACGAAGGAACCCGATGCCAGCGCACATGGACGTTAAGTAATTAAGGATGGTTGCCTTGCTCATAGCCGCGGTCTTACTTGTCCTAGTCGATAGGGCCGCAAACGGATCCAGGAAGAGCCGAACATCAAGGTGCAACCATTGCACGATGTCGTCGGACTCCCGGACCAAATGCGCCTTGTCGAACTCTAATTGCAGAAACCTCACATTTCGTATGAGGGCTGCAATCGGAGGCAAGGACAGTAGTGACGATTGGGCGTCCAACCCTTCAGGCACCAGATCAACAAATCTCTGGAGTTCCAACTGGAACTTCTGAAATTGGCCGATCTGGCGCTTGATGGCTTCTTCTATGACCCTCGCCTTACACTCATTCAATAGGATCAGGACGCGTGTCCCGGCCCTAAGAAACGAGTTACAGGAGAGAGCGGATCCCAAAAGTATCGAGGCCAACGTATTGGTCTTGTACTTTCGGAGTCCCCGCGAGTCCTCACGGACAGGTAGCAAGAAGAATCTCCAAGCTTTCTCTGCAAGACGGTCCGAGCGGACCGCCATGCCTAGAGAGCTGAAGAGGTCAGCCAACAAGCCCCGGGAAACCAGTGTTTCTGATCGAGGTAACCAACGTCCCTCTAGCTCCCTCAACCAAGTAGCCACACCATAGAAGGAAACATGAGCAATCAGTGACGTCGGCACGACGTTTGATTTATCATCAACCTTCCGGGTGCGGACTGCCTCGAAGAGAGAGCCCAAGGGTGCGCCAGTTACTTCCGTACCAGCGTGTATCCATCGTTTCGCGAATTCGTACGTGTCGAGTGACACGTGCGATTTCGGTACTGAGATTTCAACACCTAACTCACTCATGATAGCTCGGTAATGCTCAGCGACGAGGTCGTCACCAATGACGATGTCGTCCCCAAGCAGAACGTAGTTGCTAAACGAGACGGGCTTCCCCGCTCGTTGAGCCGCTACCCGGACTATCACGTGGTGGCAGATACTGAAAATCGCCCACGAACTATAGGCCCCCATGGGCTGCCCACACGCATACCTTACGGTACGCGCAGTGCGACGTTCCCAGGAGACACTATAATCGCGGTCGATAATCAGTCTGCGC